ATACGCGCCTAACGGCAATACGCGGCACTGATATACAAGTAAACTAGTCTATATTAGAGCAGTTACTTTTGATCTATATAACTTTTAATAAATTTAAGAATCTAAATAACTTTTAATAAATTTAGATCCAGTTATTTACTTAGTTATAAATGCCAATACGCGCCTAACGGCAATGCGCGGCAACCATATAAAAAACCGATAGCAGTTACTTTTAATCTAAATAACTTTTGATATCTAAATCTAATCTAAATAACTTTTTAATAATTTTAGAATCTAAATCTAATCTATCTAACTTTTAGATCCAGTTATTTACTTAGTTATAAATGCCAATACGCGCCTAACGGCAATACGCGGCACTGATATACAAGTAAACTAGTCTATATTAGAGCAGTTACTTTTGATCTATATAACTTTTAATAAATTTAAGAATCTAAATAACTTTTAATAAATTTAGATTCAGTTATTTAGATTAGATATATAAGTGCCACGCGCCTAACGGCAATACGCGGCAGATGGCGTTATAATAAATAAAACCGATAGCTGTTACTTTTTAATAAATTTAGATTTAAAAATTTGAGTTAACTTTATTAATAAATAATAAAAATGATTAAATTTAAACAAAAAAGATTAGATGATTGTAATTGGGAATATAGCAATTTGAGTTTAAATGAGAATATTCCATGGAAATTAATTCAAAATAATATAAATAATCCATGGAATTGGTATTATTTAAGTAGTCGCGTAGATTTAGAATGGGAATTTGTAAAAAATAATTTAGAACAAAATTGGGAATGGCGAATAATTAGTTGTCATCAAAATATAACTTGGGATATTGTATTAGATAATCTAAATTTACCATGGGATTGGTCATATTTGTCAAGTAATCAAAATATTACTTGGGAGATAATAATAGATCATATAGATAAACCATGGGATTGGGCTAAACTAAGTACACATAAACCATTAAGTTATGAAATTATGAAAAAACATAAACATATTTTAAATATAAAAATACATTGGAATTTGTTTGGTCTAAATTATCCAAATATCGATTTTGAAGTTATTAAATATATTGTTAATAAAAACTTTCTAAATTATCAAATTTTAAGTTTTAATAAAAATATTAACTGGTCAATTGTTTTAAATAATATTAAAAAAAATTGGAATTGGAATGGTTTATCAGGTTCTAAAGATTTAACACCGAGTATCTTATTAAAATATAAAAAGAAACCATGGAATTGGGTTAAAATATCTGATAATCTAAATATTACTTGGTCTATTATTATAAATAATCTTGATTTATCATGGAATTGGTCTATAATATCAAAACGTTCTGATATAACATGGGATATTATTTCAAATAATATAGACTATCCATGGGATTGGCATTCTATAAGTATAAATCCAAATATAACATGGGATATAATATTAGATAACTATGATATATTTATGCAAAAAACAGATTGGCATTTATTAAATTCTATAAAAAAAATAGAATATGATATTTTAAAAAATCATGTAAATAAATTTTGGTATTGGGATTTATTAGCTTATAATAATTATGAATTAGTTGAATGTTTTCCACAAAACGCATGGTGTTTTGAATTTTTAAGTAATAATGTAGATCTACCGCTTGATTTTATAAAAAAACATATAAATAAAAATTGGGATTGGGGAAAATTAAGCAATAATAATAATATAACGATTGAATTTATTATAGAACACATCGAAAAGTTTATTCGTGATGGAAATTGGCTTGTAATAAGTAATAAAAAATCACTAACATGGTTAGACATTAAAAACAACCCATATTATCCATGGAATATACACATTATAAGTAGTAATAAAAATATGTTTAATGTAGATAAAGATATGCGAGAACATATGGCTGCTTTTAAAATCCAACAATATTGGTTAAAAGCTTATTATAATCCAGAATATTTAGTGTGTCGACAAAGATTATCTAGAGAATTTGAAAATTTGATAAAAGTTTAAAAACTAAATTAGTTAAAACTCATGTCGAAAATTAGACAACAAATTATAAAAGATAGATTAAATAATTATGATTGGGATTTTAAAAAATTAAGTGAATCTATATCATTTGAAACAATCAAAAATAATATAGATTTACCATGGAATTGGTCAATGTTATCTTGTCGATCTGAATTGTTATTTACATTTATATTAGAATTTAAAAACAAACCATGGAACTGGGAGCAAATATCGAGCAATACAATCATAAATTTTGATATGATTAAAAATTATCCAGATATACCATGGAATTATGATAATTTAAGTAGAAATCCAAATATAACATGGGATATTATCTTAAATAATCCAATTTATTTTAATAATTCATGGGATCAATTGAGCCGCTGCAAACCAATAACATGGGATATAATCAAAGATAATTTAGATATTTATAATCAAAAATTAAATTTTAATTTAGTTGGACGAGATAATCTGAATATAGATATTGAAATTGTTAAAAATTTGCCAGATAAACCATGGAATTGGATTATATTGAGTCGTAATAGTAATTTAACAGTAGAAATAATCGAAAAAAATATAGATAAACCATGGGATTGGATTGGATTGGGTATAAATTCACAAATTACTTCAAAATTTATTATAAAATATATTGATAAACCATGGGATTTTTTCACTATAACCATAAAAATACCATTTGAAATAATTGAATTATATCCAGATAAACCATGGAATTTCTATGCACTAACACGATATATATCATTGCAATTTATATCCGCAAATTCAAATAAAAATTGGGATTGGGATCGTTTATCTTATATGGATTTGCCACCACAATTTATATTAGATAATATTACTAAACCATTCAATTTTACATTATTAAGCATATCTAAATATTGGGATATAATATTTGCTTATCCAGATAAACTATGGGATTGGGATAAATTAAGTTGTATGATTGATTGGGAAAAATTTAAAAATAATAGAGATTTGCCTTGGGATAAAAAGAGTTTAAGTGCAAATAGAAATATGTTAAATATTGATGTGGAATTTATAATAAAAGCAAGAGAACATATGGCTGCTTTTAAAATCCAACAATATTGGTTTAAAGCTTATTATAATCCAGAATATTTAGTGTGTAAAAAAAGACTTAAAAAAGAATATGATAATTTAAATGAAAAGTATATTATTATCTAGTAATCGAAGTAAAATAGCATATAATGATATAACTTTTATAAAAGATTATTATAAAAATAATTATATAAAATCGTATAATAATACAAAAGGATTTTTATTATTAGATAATAAGAAAATATATATAACATTTCGAGGAACAAAAGATATAAAAGATGTAATAGATAATATTGATATACGACATCAATCAATAATACATAATAATATTAAAGTACATAAAGGGTTTCATGATTTATTTTTTTCTATGGAAGAAGAAATAACTCAAGATATAAAAGATATATTAAAAGATCAAATAATAGATGAAATAGTTTTTGCGGGGCATAGTAATGGGGGATCCATTTGTAAAATAGCATCTCCTTATTATGGTGAATTATTAAATTATCCAATAACAACCCATACATTTGGAGCAGTAGCAACAGGTAATAAAGATTTTATAAAATGGTTTAGTAATAATGTGAATAAATATCATAGAATAGAAGCAGAAGGTGATATAATACCGCATATCCCGGTTCATGCCAATTTTTATCATATACCCAATGGTTTTAAATTAAAAAAGAATGGCGAAATCAATACTAGTTATAATATAAATTTTTATAGTTATTTAGATATATTGAAACTAATAATAGATAAAGAAGCGATGCAAAAAGTATATGAAAATCATTGTTGTGATAATTATATAAATTCTATATCAAATATCAATTATTGGTCGCGATTGACACCATATCGATATCTGGATTAATATAGGAAACAGCAAAAGCTATATTACTAATAGTATGAACAAAAGTATTACATCGACAAATACATAAAGTATCTATTAAAACATCATGTCCTAATTTTATAGAGGATACGCTATCATAATGAATTTGATATCCGATATTATTAATAAATCCAAGATGGTCGGTTTTGCCGATAGAAGAGGCATAAGCCCAATCAAGGATATTATCAACACTAGTTCTATCAACCTCTTTTCTATAAATTATTTTTTCTTTATATTTATTACAAAACATAAGGATGCCTAGATCATTATCAGTGGCTAAAAATATCATACTATCGGGTGATTCTAATAATAATTTATCAATTTTAATAAAATAATCATCAAAATATACTTGGCCTTGTTCGCAAGAATGACTAGGATGTCTATAATGAACTGCGATAGTATTTTTAAAATCTTTACATATTTCATCTACTTGATTGGTAATAATAGGCAATGGTTTTATATATTTTTTATAAATTAAATTAACTTTATATCTCCATGAATTAAAATCTTTATTTTTAGAAAAATTGCGGCGATAATCGATAAATTTAAATTCTTTGGGTGTATTATAGCCTTGATTTAATTTAAAATGTAAGCAATTATAATTATTATTATCATCCTCGAAATATTTGATAGGTTCAAAATATTCAAACCAACTATTTTCGACATCTAAGTTAAAATAACAAAAATGTCTTAATTGTTTATTTTTAGATAGACACACATCTTTATTCCAATATGGATAAATTTTATATCCGTAATAAATTAATCCGATTAAATAATTAAATACAGAGAAAAACCCAGAATCTCTGGGAACAAATACATAATTGCAGGTTAATAATTCTTTAATATTATTAAAATTATTAGTATTAACAAATTGTTTATAAAATTCGTAATAATCATCTTCTGTACAATTTCTAGATAATGTATTTAAAAAAAGAGAATTAAGATTATTATAAAAAACTTTATTCATTTATAATAAAGTTATAAAATAAGGCAGGCGTTTTATACGTCTAATCAAAATAATGACTAATCTGGTCGGCGTGATATGGCGCAGAATACTAGAGAGTTTATTATTAGAATCAACAGATTCGCCATATCGCGGCAAGATGACTAATGATGACTAATCAAAAGATGACTAATCAAAATGATGACTAATCTGATCGCCGCGTATTGCCGTTAGGCGCGATATGGCGCAGAATACTAGAGAGTTTATTATCAGAATCAACATATTCGCCATATCGCGCCTAACGGCAAATCGCGGCAAGATGACTAATGATGACTAATCAAAAGATGACTAATCAAAAGATGACTAATCAGATCGCCGCGTATTGCCGTTAGGCGCGATATGGCGCAGAATACTAAAGTGTTTATTATCAGAATCAACAGATTCGCCATATCGTGCCTAACGGCAAATTGCGGCAAGATGACTAATGATGACTAATCAAAAGATGACTAATCTAATCGCCGCGTATTGCCGTTAGGCGCGATATGGCGCAGAATACTAGAGTGTTTATTATCAGAATCAACAGATTCGCCATATCGCGCCTAACGGCAAATTGCGGCAAGATGACTAATGATGACTAATCAAAAGATGACTAATGATGACTAATCTGATCGGCGCGATATGGCGCAGAATACTAGAGTGTTTATTATCAGAATCAACAGATTCGCCATATCGCGCCTAACGGCAAATCGCGGCATAATAAATTCTAGTTATATATATTATTTAAAAAGTTCATATAAAATAATAATATATATGGATATAATAGTACAAATTAGATATACATCAAATATCTACGATGAAATATTAGGTGAAATTTTAATTGGAAATAATGATTATAAAATAGGCGAAACTGTATTTGTATTATTAGATTATAATAAAAATGATTTTAACATAACAAATGATATATTAACTGTACCAAGTAAATATATAATAAAAATAAATAATGATTATTTACCCCAATTATTACCATTAATTCGCTATGGTACAATAATATATAATATAATTCGCTTATTTAATATAAATAAAAAATCAAAAATAGAAATATATAGCGATTATAATATCTTTTTTTTATTATCAAAATATATTAAATTATATACAAATAATATTCAATGGGTAGAAGATATTAATAAAATAAAACAAGTAGATATAAGCGTAATAATAAATGGCAATATTATAGAAATATATAATAAATCTATAAAAGTATGTTATGATTTAACTGACGTATCTATATTTGATTTATATGGCATCGAAAATATAAAAGAAGTTTTAGATTATAGCGAAAAACATGATATTTATGCCGATATATTATATGTATACATATCAGAAGTTAGAAATATTCGAAATTTACATAATAAAAATACTAGATTTATAGATGTTATATCTTATTTCTAATATATATATAAATATGATAGCTATAATTATAATTATAATACTATTTTTAAATTTATTTTATTTATTTCTAAATTCATTATATTTACATCGCGAAATAACTAAAATAAATTATGAAGTTACTAAACCAATAATGTCACCCGATTCATATAATAAAATTATCATATATGATAATATGACTATTTAAAATATTAGATGTAGTATCTATCGTAATTGCATTAAATAATGTTTGCTTACTATCTAAATCACAAATAAAATCATCAATCAATAATATATCAGAATTCAGCAATTTAGTATCCGGAATAAGATCATAAATATATTTTTTATCTATAATATATTCACTATTTTGAAAAATAGCAATATGATGTTTATGATTAAAGACGGTAATATATGATAATTCTTTTGGTTTACTATCAAATTTAAGTAAACGTGAAGGTATTTTACCATTTTTATCAATTAAAGCATACACATATGGATTAACTTTATTTTTAAAAGAAAAATCTTTAACAGATAAAATATTCATTTATTTAAATTAAGAATACTTAAATTTGCTAAATATTTAACGTAGATTGAATTATTTTCATTAATAGCCATATTTTGAAAATTTTCATATTTAGATACAATTTCTTTAGCTTTATCATAGTCACTTGCTTTAGGTTGCTCTTTATAATTAATATATTTTTTAGGAATAATACAATATTTACGATCACCATGAAGCAATCCATCCACAATAAAAATATATAATAAAGTTAATATAAAAGCAGTAATAACATCACGAGTAGCCATAAAAAATAAAGCAAATACAATAAGTTTTTTAAAATATTCATTTGATAAAATAAGATCATGAGTTTTATTAAGATCAGCATGAATATAACGACCCCCTAAATTAACTAAAAGCATCGCTCCACCCGCTAACCATTTATTCGTATTTGCTGTCATAGCTAATGTACTTATTAATTCCCACATTATTATTTTATTTAGATTTTATTCGATTAGATTCACATAATCTAAATGGATAGTTAAAACAGCAATTAATAACATTAAAGCTATTTTATAATTATAGATGGATATTCCATAGATAAATAAATATATTAAAAATCGATGTAAAGGTTCACTCATAAATTCAATAAGAAATTTAGGATATGGTCGATTAATATAAAATATTAAAGAAATTAAAATGATAAAACATATAAAATAATCATACATTATTATTATTTGATGATATAATTTCTTAATGATATATAAATATAATGAACTATGCAACAATTGAAGAGGCATGGGGAGATTTATCAGGACGAAAAAAGAAAAAGAATAAAACACAAGATCCTATATGCGAACTATATGAGCAAAAAATGAATTCAAGTTATTCACAATTAGATTTAGTAAATAATTCAAATTCATCATTCGAAAAAAGCAAATATCAAAGAAATAGTGAAGAGGAAAGAGAATTATCAAACAGAAATGTGAATATTGATTCGCGAAATCAATATTATGATATATCTGATAATAAACCATTATCCCCTGAATCATTATTCGAAAAACAATTTGAAATTAAAAATCCTTCATGTAATAATGAAGAAGAAGTAGAACAAGAAAATGACACAGATATAGAAGATTATATTTATAAAAAACAACCTAGATTTAGACCTAGACCTCCAAAACCATATTATCCTAAACAATCTTATTATGAAGAATATTTAGATGATTTCGGATATTCTAATAATAAACCAAAATTAGTATATTTAGACCTGTTATTATATATTATATCCGGCATAATTCTTATATTTTTATTAGAACAATTTGTACAAATTGGAAAGAATATGGCTTTATAAATTTAAAACAATTTTACCATTATTTTTTTGTATACTGCTAGCCAATAATGATTTATATGAATTATTAGGTGGTTGAGATGGCGGAGATGATGGTTTAGGTTTGGCTTCTTTTGATATCTCTTTAAAATCCCAAGAAATATAAAGATATGTGGGAAAATAATATTTAACTAAAAATCCATTTTTAATCAAGGCATTCATAACAAATTCGACACATTTATTAAGATCATATAATGGAAATCCAATAATAAAAATAGGTATATCAAAAAAACAATTCATTTTTTGATTATCTGTAATTAGTTCTATTCTTTTATGGCATTTCGATAAAATAGTTTCATAAATTTCATTCTGAAGTGCTTTTTTAGCATTAATTTTTCTATGTAATTCTAAAATATTAATATTTTTCATTCTCTACTATATAGTTTGGAAATTTAATTTTAATAGCATTATAACCTAATTTAATATAATCTTTTAATTTTTCTTTAGGAAAATGGAGTCTAAAATCATTAAAAGATATCCATTTATCATCTACAATTTCTATCGTAATTATATTTTTATCTTGATCATTAATTGATTGTGCTTTATTTAATAAAGTATTTGTTATTAAATTTAAATAATCAAAAAAATTATTAATATTTTTATTACTAGTTCCAACTATATTAATACCTAAAATATCTCTTAATGTATTATCCTTAAAATAAGATATAGGAAAATTTAAATAAATCCCTCCATCAACACATATATCTTCATTAATTATTACCGGTGTAAATATAATGGGCAAAGAACAACTTGTTCGAATTGCTGTTACTATACTTAAATTTGGCATAGTATCTACATTATAAAATTCAGAAGTTTCTTTAGTAATATTAGAAATACAAATAATTAAATTTTTACCAGTATGTTTTGCTAACTCTATAAATGTAATATCTTTTTTATTTAATTTATATAAAATAATACGTTCAATAAATAATATTAAATTTTGACCCGAAGTTATACCATAATCCGATAATAAATTAAACATTTCATCAATATTAAATTGACATATTTTTTCATCATATAAATTATCTAATAAAAACTTGACAATTTCATCTACATTATAATCCAGTATCATAAATAAACAAAATATAGTTCCAGCAGAAGTGCCTACATAATTTTTAATTTGTTTTAATTTATTATTATCATATAAATATTTAATAATGCCAATTACACTAATTACTTTAACAGATCCACCTGATATTACAATCGAATTGAAATCTTTCATATTACTAAATTTAATTAATCATTCTTTTATATATTTTCTTTAATAAATTTAATTAATTCATCTTTATTATCTCTATTTCCAGTAAAAGTACTTAGAAGTTTGCCATCTTGATTAATTGCAATAATAGTTGGGAAACTATTGATATTATATTTTTGAACCATATCTGGTTTTTCATCGCTATCAATAGTTACAAATGCAACATCTTTATAAAGATTAGCACCATTTACAAATAGATCATTATATGTTTGAGATTTTATGAATTTTGTACAGTGATGGCACCATACAGCTTTAAATAAACAGATTCTAAGTTTAGGTTCTTGAAAACTTTCTCTAGGTGGCATATTTTTACGAATATCTTTAAAAGTAATAAAAAGAGCATAAAATAAAACAGCAGCAATAAAACCGATTAATATATAATTAATTTGTTTAGTAATTTTCATTTATTATATAATTACAAAAAAATTATATCTTAAACACATTTATATCTTCAATTGTATTAATAAATTTAATTTTAGATAAAATATTAGTAACATAATTATATTTATCAAGACAAAATATAACAGTAATATTACTTAAATTATTATTTTTAATATTGATATAATTATAAAATTGTGTATGAGGTATTACAATCATTCTATATCTATTTTCAAGTACATCAATCGGTATATTATAACGAATATGCCCAATCGGATAATCTTTATTATTTAAATTATTGATAAAATCATCTAGATCAAAATATTTATTAGCATCATAAATGATAATACTATTATATATATTAATATTTTCATATATATAATCAATAAATTGCATTTATATAAAAGTACTTAAAAAAATCTTATATAATTTACAAATATGACAGATATAATAATAATACTTCCGTCAATATTTAATATCATCAAAAGTGATATTGAAATAAATGAAAAAATAAAAAAAAAGTATGTTGATATATATGCAAAATATGCATGTTTTTCACAGATACTTTTACCTCCTCCATCAACCGCATTACCTCATAAACATCCTATTCGTAAAATATATAACACTCGACCTATAAGAATAATAAATCTAAAAAAGCAAATATTAGGTATATTAAATATAATAAATGAGTCAAATTATTTAAAATTATTTAATAGATTAAAATTAATAATTACATCCGATAATATAACTTATATAATAACGGAATTATTACAAAAATGTGCTTTACAGATTTTTTATGTAGATATATTTATAAAATTATTCATAAATATTTATGAGTTTATACAAAAAGATGATAAACAAATAGTAATAAATATAATTAATAAATATGTTTATGATTTTATAGAAAAAAAAGAGTATATATTAGTAGAAGATGTAATTATAAAAAACAATACAAAATATGATGATTTTTGTGCATCTCAAAAACATAAAGCATTAATAAATGCAAAGAATTTAATAATAATTTATTTATTCAAATATAAATTAATAGAATTAAGTGAACATGATTATTTTACATTTATAGTAAATGAATTAAATAAATGCGAAAATGAATCCGAAATAGAATTATTATTAAATGTAGTATTAACTATTCAGAAATATAGACCAGCAATACGATTAAATATTAATTTTAAAGATATTTTAAATAAAACAAGTAATAAAAAAATCAAATTTATGATCAACGACATTAATAAGTAGTTTATTTAATATACAGCACCCCAAGATCTAATGTTTTCAAATCCATTGGGTTCATTTTTGTTATCTTTTGTAAGAGAATTAGTATAAGATTCTACAACAGCTTGTGGCAAGATAGGCAATGATGGAATATAGGGTTCTTTAGGTCCTTTATTAACAAAAAGAGTCTTAATATCTGATATACCCGATTTCATATTATCTATATTACTAAGAACACCATCTAATTTGCTAGATATTTGATTGACTAAATTAGAAGAGTTATTATCAAAATAATCTTTAATATCCGGTACAAAATGTTTCTTTTCTGGAACAGGTTCTGCTTTAACAACAGGGGTTTCTTCTTTAGCATTTTTAATAGATTCCATAGAAGTAATAGCGGTTTGAACATATGTTTTTTGTTCAGCAGAAGACATTGTTGCTAATTTACTCATAACAGAATCGCTAAAAAGATTATCTAATAATTCGCTTTTAAGAGTTTTATCTTGAACATCTTGAATTTGATCAAGTAAAAATAATCTTAATTTTTGTTTATCACTAATTACGGGTGTAACAGGTGCGGCAGATACATTCGGTGTAGCAGATACACTTTTTTTAGTAGGTTCTTCATAGTGTTCTACATCTTCATAATATTGATTACTAAAACTTTCTCTTTTTTTCATAGATGTCATATAAGTGATAGTAAATTGTGCGAAATAGAATAAAATAACAATAATAAAAATAATAAGTACTATTTTATATTTCATGTCCATTTTTTAATTGTATTGAGAAAATAAATATTTATGGGTTATTTTTAGTTTCAATTAATTTATTTTGAAGTTCTTCAAAACTAGTTTTCATTTTAAAAATAGATAAGGGTTTTTGATCAATATCATATTTTGATTCATCTCCATAAATTTTATTCATATCTTCGACTTTATGTTTAGAAATTTCATTTAATTTTTCTTTAATATATTTTAAAATATTATCAGCGCATTGAGTTAATTTGGTTTTAGTATAGCATAAATATATTTTATTAGTCGGTTTACTATTTAATAAGTTAGAACTATCTACATAGGTAATATCTTTCCAATATTTAACAGAAGTTTTATCCCAATATTTATTTAATAAAATATATCGAAATTTATCAAGCATATCGGTCATTTCTTGATAATTCATTTTAAGAGTATTATTATGTTTTTTAATATGTCCTTTAAAATCATATTGATTTATATAAGCTTGATAAAAATAATAATAAGGCAAGTCACCCGGTATTTTTTCAACAATCATAACATGTCCACAAAAGAATTTCTGTTCTTCATCAATATTATCAGTTGGTAAATATGCATCAGTCATTAAAATATAATATAGATATCTATATTTAATAGATTTATGTAAAACATCTTTTTTAAGCATTTTAATTAGTCCAGCATTATTATGTTCACCGGATTCATGACGTTTAGTAGTTTCATGAGTATCACAATAATCTCCCATCCGTAATGCTTTTCTTTTACCCGCCATAAAAAAAGCAATTAGAATACTTTGATTAAGGCATTTAGTAGTTAAAAGTCTCATATTATAATCCGGTATATCCATAGTTAAAGCTTGCATTAAAGGTTTGACATAATCTTTAATAATATAACCTAAATCGCAGCTACAAGGTGTTTTAGTACAAGTATTCAAAGAAAGTTTCATTGTTTAATATTGTTATAGAAAATAAAATGTTATATCTATAATAAATGATAGAGAAACCATTGGTTTTTGTGATAGATATAGATGGATGTTTATTAGGCGATATAACACCGCAATTAATGTTATATGAAATAATAAATGAATTAAAAAAACATCATATAAAAATTTCCATGAATTTAAAAGATTTCCAGTATAAATTAAAACATGGAATAGTGCGACCTTATTTTCAAAAATTTATAAAAAGTATAAAAAATCATATACCAAATAGTGAATTTTATATATATACAGCATCTCAAAAACAATGGGCTGAATTTTTAATAAAAAATATAGAGAAAGCATTAACTATAAAATTTAATAGACCAATATTTACGAGAGATAATTGTATAATAATAAATAATGAATTTAAAAAGAGTTTAAAAGGTATAACACCAATTATACAAAAGAGTCTTAAAAAGAAATATGGAATAGTATCTTTAGAAAATAGAATAGTAATGATAGATAATAATAATGTATTAGGAAAATCAGAACAAAATTCTTTAGTAATATGTCCAAGTTATAAATATTATAAATTAGAAAATTTACCTTTATTTATAAAACCCAATATATATAATCAACATTATGATATAATAAATACTATTTTAAAAAAGTATGTATCGATAAAAATAGATAATATAACTAATTATGAAAATTTTGAAAAGGCATTTTATACATATTATATATCTCAAATAAATCCAACAAATAATAAAGAATTAGAAGATAAATATTGGTATAATTTAACGAAATTAATAATAATTAAAAATATAAAATATTTAGGTCCTAAATCGGTTGAATATATAAAGAAAAAAATGTGTGTATAATATATAAAATGATTTATAATAACAGAATAGTCGCAATGCGTGGTGCGATAAAAAAATGTGTTTGTTGTAATTAATGCCGATAAATATATAAATGATCAACCGGGACGTGTATTAGCAGTGGCGGTAATATCGCCAATTTTACTGATTAAAGGATTGGAGTATAATGATACTTTTATAAAAAGTTTTGCAGTAGTATTATTTATATGGGATTGTTTTTGGTTGTTTCAGCCGCCTAAAAGTTTTTAAGTTCAATGTAATAAATGCACATTAATAAAGTATCAAAAGCATCATCTTTTTTCTTCATTAATTTTATTTTATTAATAATATTTTCATCATAATATTTATTTTCGAGTAACCATGATCCAAAATGAATAGAATCAATTTTATTTTGACGGTATTGAGAATTTACTGAAGTATTTGGTTTATTATAATCAGTATATTTAGAAATTAGATTCAGTTTATGTTTTGCAGAAATATATTTAGTTTCTATATTTAAACTTTGATATTTTTTTTGAAGTTTAAAATAAACATTAATAACAGTTTGAATACATTTCATTACGGATGTCATTTGGCTTTCAATAAGAACATGAATAGACGCAGTTGTATCTAAATTATCAAAAATAGAATCTAATAATTCAATGGTAGAATCAATAATTTTTTGAATATCATTTTTTTTACATTTAAGATCGACGACTTCTATTTCAGAAATAGAAATAATATCTTGATTTTTTTTCATAATGCAATAAGCTAAATTTTTAATACCAATATCAAAACTAATAATAATAGACATTTTTATATATAAATAAGTATGTTTTTATATAATAGTATTGCGTTAAAAAGGATTTAAAGATATATTATAAATATTAATCAATAATGCAAAACTTTGATACAGATCAAAATGATATGTTAGGTTTATCATTTTTAATGAATAATAAAAAAAAGACATATTCAGATGCATCAAGTATTAGTTCTGGTAGGAGTTCTTTAGTAGATAGAGATGATGAAATTAGTATAAAAGCCGATGTAATAGATGTATCAAATCATTTATCTAAAGAACCATATCATCAATCCCGATCAAAATATCAAGAAGAAGAAGAAACAGAAGAAGAAGAAACCGAAAATCAAGAATCTGATCAAGAAGAGACATCTTTAGATTCTGCGTCTGTTCAGAGTAAAAGAAGAAATACTCGAGGTAATTATATGAGTGATGAAGATATAATTAATGCAAAAAAAGAATTATTATATCAATTTGAGCGTTTAGAAAAAAAAGGTGTAAGATTACCTAAAAAATTTACATTAGCATCTTCATATGAAGAAATGAAAATGGAATATGAGAGATTAAAAAGGGATAGAGAGATAGATGGGAGTGTAAAATTTCAACGTAGAATGACGATGGCTGCGATTAGTGGAATAGAATTTGTATCAACAAATTATTTAACATTTATGGGTGCAAAATTAGATGGTTGGAGTGAAAAAATGTATGAAGATATAGATGACTATGATGATGTCTTTGAAGAATTACATGAAAAATATAAAACTAAAGGAAAAATACCTCCTGAATTACGTTTAATAGGTGGAATAGGAGGTAGTGCTTTAATGTTTCATATGACAAATCGTTATGCGAGTACATTACCTGGATTAGATCAAGTATTAAAAAACAATCCAGAATTAGCTAGAAAATTAGCAGAAGCAACTGCGGAAACGCAAAATCAACAACAAAATACATCAAATAGTTTTTTTGGAAATTTATTTAGTGGAATGTTTGGAGGAAATCAAGGTGCATCGGGTTCTTCTGAATATGCGCAAGGGGGACAAGCTACACAATATGCGCAAGCTACGCAACAAGCTCCAATCCAGAAAGTAAAATTAAAAGGACCAAGTACCCATAATATAGAGGATATATTAGCAGATTTAGAGAAAAGTAATAATAATGATCGAATCGATACATTAAGTATAATATCTGGATCGGATGATGACGAGGAAAGTATAAATGATATGATAATGGGAAATAAAAAAGGTAAAAAAGGCTATACGTTAGATATTTGATAATAAAATACAAAGGTAAGATAAATATTATGGATATAGAAAATGCTTATAATTATAGAAAGACTTTATATGAAAATAAAGATTTATTTTTTAATTTAAAAACGTTAGATATAGATGATAAAATAAATTTAGATGAATATGAGATAATAAATAATAATATAATTAAGGGTAAAGAAATTTTAAATAATGAGTTAGTAAATCAAAGTGTATATGATATAGAAAAAAAAGCAATAATGGAAATTGATTCAGAGATAAAAAAGACATCATTAGAATTTTCAAGTAAATTAGAAAATTTAAAGAATTTAATAAATAGTAAAAATAATAATGAAGATATTCAAAATTATATAGATAATATAATGTATTCATTCGATTGTATAAAAACCGCATTTGCGCCCGAAATAAGTAGTAAATTAAATGATTTAAATAAAAAAATAATAAAATCGCATCATATAATTCAGACATTATCAAAAGGCTATGGGATATTAAAAAATTCAAATATAGGATATACGTGTCCAATATGTATAAATAATCAAGTAGATGTATTTATACAATGTTGTGGACATACATATTGTGAGAAATGTATATCAAAAAGTAATTATTGTTATATGTGCAGAATAAAAGTAGATAAAGTAAGTAAATTATATTTTTCATGATAGCTGCTGCGATATGGCTATTTAATAAGTCTAATAATACTGCCAAATCGCGCCTAACGGCAATACGCGGCACTTATAATAAACTAGTCTATATTAGAGCTGTTACTTTTTATAAATTTTATATCTAGTTATTTACTTAGATATAAGAGCCAACCATGCTTTAGCAAAACGCGCCTAACGGCAAATCGCGGCATACTACATATACCGATTACTACTAAAATCTGTTTTTGGAAGTTCAGTAAATTTATAAACATCATCATTTAACATTGGTGATCTAAATCTAAATTCAGTTGGAATACTATATAAATCAGTTAATCGTTGACCAACTATAATATCGTTTGTTATAGGAATTTTAATATCATAATTATTATTGGCAGGGATTATATAAAAATCCCCTTGATTTTTATTTTTCATACGACCAAATAATTTCCAATTATTTCCTCCTTTATCTTTTAATTCTGAATCAGATGTTAAATAACCTAATATATGATACGTATCTTGAATATCATTTAATGGAACATTTAAACTCTGTAATGCATTAAAATTTTGACTATTTTCACGATTTAATGGGGGATATAATGGATCATTTATTACTTTTACATCTCTGGATATATTAGGCTGGGATATATTAGGAGGAGATAAACTGGGTGTATTTAAAACAATAGGGGTTTTAAGTTTATTATATTCAGCAATAGACATACATATATCAGATGATTTATTATAGTATTTAACAGCAAAAAAAGATAATATAATTAAAACAAGACTAATTAAAACTAATACTATCGCTCTAAATACTTTGACTTTCATTTATATATATTTAGTAAAAAATTTGATTAAAAATTAAAAATAATTAGATTAAATATGAAAACTCATAATAAAAAAGGTGAAAAATTAGAAAAATATTATCAATTATTACTTGAAAAATATTTAAATGCCCAACATCTAAAGTTATCATGCGGCATAACGGATATTAGTACCTCCGAATATCATATAGAAATTAAAAAATGGTCTCTTACTAATGCAAAACATTCGTTGGGTCAATTAGAAACTTATAAAGCGGAAGCATGGAGACCTAAATTATATGCTGTTTTTTTTGGGAAAATATCCGATAAAAATAAAAAAAAAATAATAGAAATATTTAGTATTAAAGGAATTGGTGTATATGAAATAGATTCGAAAGATAATATAATAGTTTATAATGAACCAATTGATCATATGAATGTAGATTAAAAATCTTTTACTAATATAAAATGACTATTGATAAACATAATGTTCAATTATCGTCATCAGAGAAAACCCATGCAAAAAAATTGAAACATCTTGAAAATTTGCAAAAATCAAATCCGGCACTGGCTGCCGCAAATAAAGCATCTGCTGATGCTAAAAGACAACGTAGAGCAGAATCTGGAAGTACTAAAAGTTTCAAATAATTTTTTTGAAAATAATAAAAAAGAGAGTTATTAAAGATTATCCACTGCAAGAATGACATACTTCATCAGTACAAATATTTTTTTCTGGTTTAATATTAGCATATTTAGATAACGTTGGATCAATCGTAAACATCTGAGTTTTTGCTTTTGATTTAGACCTTAGATAATAACAACCTGTTTTTAAACCACTTGTCCAACTATAAAATAACATACTTGTTAATTTTTTAAAATCAGGATCACTGATAAACAAATTCATACTCTGCGATTGACATACATATGCTCCTCGAGAAGCCGCCATATCAATTAATACTTTTTGTGAAATTTCCCAAACTGTCTTATATAAAGCTTTAAGATCATTTGGGATTTCTGATATATTTTGAATACTTCCTTCATCAATTAATATTTTATTACTGATATCCTTATTCCATAAATTTATTTTCATTAAATCTTCTACCAGATATTTATTAATAACTACAAATTCACCTGATAATGTCTTACGTTTATAAATATTCGAAGTAATCGGCTCGCCACACTCATTAAACCCCATAATTTGCGAGGTAGATGCTGTAGGCATTGGTGCCAATAATAAACTGTTTCGCATACCATATTTTGCAATTTCTAATTTCAAAGCACCCCAATCATAACGATTAGATGGCTTAATATTCCATAAATCAAATTGTAAAATACCCATAGATGCAGGAGATCCTATAAAACTACTATAAGAACCAGGATAACATGTATTAAATGGTTCTATTTTATTATTCCAATCTAAATGAGTAGATATAACTTTATAACGATCACTTTCTTTATCAATTAGTTTTGATTCATCATATAATTCGTTTCTCTTTTTAGCAATTAACATAGACTCTTGAACAGCTCCGTGATAAATTGTTTCAAATATTTGTGTATTTAATTCTTGAGCTTCAGGACTATCAAACGGATATCTCATCAATATAAATAAATCAGCGAGTCCTTGTATGCCAATTCCGATAGGACGATGTCTTAAGTTTGAATTACGAGCTTTTTCAAGAGGATAGAAATTGACATCTATTACTTTATTTAAATTTTTAGTAACTATCATCGCAATTTCATGTAGTTTTTCAAAATCAAAAACCGGCTTATTATTTATATAATTTATAAAGGTTGGCAAACATATCGAATTAAGATTACAGACTGAAATTTCATCATTTGATGTATATTGAATAATCTCAGTACAATTTCCTGTCAATATTCCATTAAATACTCCTTTATGTTCTTTTGGTTCATTAAAACAATAAGTATCATCGAACTCATTATTATCAACAATTTTAACAACATAAATTTCAACTAATTTATCATCATCTGGTAATTTAAAAGGCTGGATTTTCATACCTGAAACTAATTTAATAGCTTCAATCGGATCTACTATATTTTCAATATAAAATTTATGATAAGGAGTACATTTAATATCAATTCCATTATCAAATTCAACAGTAATTAATTTCTGCATAGAACCAGTCTGTTTAATTTGAGTTTCACTAAATTCTTTGCCATTCCATACATTTACTACTTTATCTTTCAGATTCTTAATAGAATAATATCCATCGTCTGTTAAAATCATCGTATTTGGAGAAACACATAGATTACTCGATTTAATTGTACCAAGATTTTTTTGATTACTTTTTTTATTACAAGCATCTTTGAAAAGAATATAGGGAACACCCGTTTCAATTTGTGTTTCTAAAATTTTAAACCAAATATCTTGCGCCTTAATTTGCTTATTATATTTTTTTTCATCTTCATATTGTCTATATAATTTATTAAAATCTTCTCCATAAACGTCACTTAATCCTGGGCATTTATCCGGACACATTAAACTCCACATTTCATTATCTCTTACTCGCTCCATAAACAAATCAGGAATCCATAAAGCATAAAACAAATCTCTTGCTCTATCTTCATCGCTTCCATGATTTTTTTTCATTTCAACAAATGCCTCGATATCAGCATGCCATGGCTCTAAATAAACCGCAAAACTACCATTGCGTTTTCCAGAATTATGAACTAATCCATAAATAGTTACATAATTATTATTATTTTTAATATTTAAATCATATACAATCCCGTTATATATTTCAGTAGTAATTCTATTAATTTTATAAATATTATTGCTAGATAACATACAATCATCTACAGTTAATTTATAAGCTGGCTTAAATGATATAATATTGTCTTTAATAATAGCAATTTCATGCACTTTAGTACATCTTAAAGGATATTCTGAACTAGAATTATAAATATTTAAAATTTCTTCATTATTTATTTCTTTTTTAAATATTTGTAAGACATCTTCATAACTATCAAAATGCGTAATCGTATCGATGCTCTGAACTTTATCAGTTAATTCTATCTGATCAATCCTTTTAAATCCTTTAAAATTATTTTTATCTTGATAAAAGATCATTGTATCGGGTGTAAAACATTGATTTATATACCGAGAAGTATTATTAAAAACTCTCAACATTGGAACTATTCCATCGGAATATCCATTTGTTCCTCTAATTAGACTACCTTTAGCTCTAACATTATGGATATGTAAACCAATACCACCAGCATATTTTGAAATATGTGCACAATCTGATAAAGCATTAAATATTCCCGCAAGACTATCGTCGTGAATTCCTAGAAGAAAGCAACTTGAATTTTGCTGTCTTTTAGTACCTGAATTAAATAAGGTAGGGGTAGCATGTGTAAAATATTTTTTACTCATCATATCATAAGTCTGTAATGCATCTTTAAAATCATCACCATGAATACCGATCGATACTCTCATTAACATATGCTGAGGACGTTCAATAATCTTTCCATCAATTTTAAGTAAATAAGATCGTTCGAGTGTTTTAAACCCAAAATAATCATAATTATAATCACGAGAATAATCAATATAAGTATTTAATTTCTCTTTATTTTTCATAACAATATCATGTAATTTCTCACTAACAATGGGATTTATATTATTATATAATGTATGAATAGTTTCTGAAAAACTTGGAGATGTATTTTTATGATGATTTGAAATAATAATTCGAGATGATAAAACACCATAATCTGGATTTTCAATAATTAAAGAACTACATAATTGCGCAGCCAATTCATCCAATTCACTTGTTTTAACATTATCATAAATTCGTGAACAAACTTTTTGTGCAATATCATAAATATCTACCGATAATCCATTTGATAAATTTTTGATACGTGTTAGAACTTTATCAAAAGAGACATCTTCTGTCTCTCCTGTTCTTTTGGTTACTCTCATTTTATATATATATTGTGTTTTCTTTAAATAGTTTTCTCAAAAAAGATCTATCAAATTTTAGTTCACAAAATAATGTTTTATATAATAAAGAATGAATATAAGTATTAAAACTATAATTGTAGCGATTATATTGGTATCATTAATGATTATAAACTCATTATTATCATCGCCTATTAAAGAATTATATTTAAATAGCGAAGAAATGCCATTTAAAACATTAAATAAATGGGATAATGCCCTTGGTATATGTGGTCGAAATTTAGTATTTCCATATTTTAAAAATACAAATATATTAGCATCACAAAGAGCTTTATCAGAACCAACTATTAACTCAATTCCTGCAGGAGAATGTCGTTATAATTATATACCAAAAAATGTCAACAATAGTTATTCGATTGTATATGAACATGGTTTATTTTATACATTAAAAAGAGCATGTATTCGTTTAAATTTAGATGCTCTAGTTATTGGTAGTAATAATAGATTTAATATTAAATTTGATAATTCAAAAGGTCAAGATAGAACTAATATTGCAATTTTATATTTATTAAATCCTTTATGGATCGAATTTGTACCAAAATCAACTAGAACTACATTAGCTTATAATATATATCACAATAAAGCAATTACTTCTAAATCAATAGATGATGGATTAATAAGTACTTTTCAATGTATATTGCCTTATAATAGTGGTGGAACAGATGATTTATTTAATTATAAACAACTATCTCCGTCCCAAACTGAATTTAATCATAATGATACAATTATATGTCAAGCAAATAAACATATAAATATGAATATATATTATTTAGATGAAATTACCTCTAGTTTTCAAACAACAGGGCGATATATGAAACCCGAAGTAAATGGATCCGGATCTTTAATAATGTTTGATCCAAATTTTGATGCATTATATGACCAAAATACACATACACAAACTTATCAATTTATGAATAATGTTGGCTTAATGTATAAAAATTTTACCATACCGATATTTACATTTGAAATGGATATCTTTATACTAACAGGACAAAATCAAGCTATATCTCAATGTTATATGCAAAATAATATTGGTTCTTATTGGAATTGTAATATAGCAAATAATATAGGTCAACCTATAAATAATATTTATATGATGACGATGGAAGATGCTCCAGATAATACAGTTAATATTAAAGTATTTACAGGAGGAAATAATGGATTATGCCAAGATAATCAAAATAATGTAATGATAAATATTCCGGTAGTATCCGCAAATACTCCTGTAAAAGTAATCTTTACAATATCTCCATATAATAATATATTATACGCGGAATGGAAAGATATAGAAAAAGGAGATAAGATAAAGCATTATTCATATATTCAAAATCAAACATGTAAAAATGGCATTAACAATAATGCATTATATAAACTATTTTGTGATAAATCAGCAAATGTAAGAGAACCATTAAAACAAATTATGTTAACTTATAAACCAAATATAGTTAAAAATATTAACGAAATTACATTAGGATATAAAAATTATTATAATAAATTTAGTCTCTAAATAGATAACCAGTTAATTTAGGACGCATATTATTGGTTGGTTCTATCAATAATTCAGTATCAATATTAATAGATTTAAGAACTTCAAGAGTAAAGTCTGTTTCATTAATTCTATAACGAACTATATTATCCCAAATAATTTTTAAGGCTGATAATTTTTCTTTTAAAAATATTGGATCTCTGTGTACTCTTTTTAAATTATATGCATTTAGTCTCCAACATTTCATTTCATCATAAGGTCTATCGTCGCTCCAATTATCATATTTGATATTTTTAGTATAAACTTTACTATATTCAGATACGTTATTTTTTTTTAATATTATGCCTTTAATAGATTCATTATCATTATAAAAATCAGCATAATTTGAATATAATATAAATTCACATTCAAAATAATCACATTCATTTAATTCACAAACATCTAATTGTCCTTGAATTTGATAATAATATTGCAATGGAACATCGCCTCCTGGAATTATTTTACGTCTTAGAGGGCATTTAATTTCTAACATAATTCCAAGTTCACTAATACCATCTGGAGAAGCTCCAAAAAAATCTAATTTAGGATGTTTAATAAGACCAAAATCATAAATTTTGATATTATTATGAATAACACTGTAAATATCTGAAGCAACTGATTCAAATAAATTTCCCCATTCAAAAAACATATTACTTTTAAAATCATCAGTTGGTTTAACTTTTTTCATAATTAATTGTTTTTGAGTTCCAAATTTGCCTTCATTTAATGCTTGAGCAAAATCGGAAGCACTGATCATATTTTCGCGAGCTTTAAACCATTCATCTGTTTTTTGAACAATGACTGGAATAGTCTGTAATATTTTTAATTGTTTTTGATATTTTTTGATAACTTTGAGTCTTGCTTTTAATTTATCTATATCTATGTCTACAACTTTTTTCAAATTATAATTATTTTTAACAATAATCATATCTAGATCGTCCATGTTTCGCTAATATATATTTAGTAATTTATCTTTAAATAGTATCAAATTTTTGGCGGCACTTGTGACAATAGTTCTGCTAGTTTTTGAACATTACTACCATTTTGTTCTATTTTATCTAATTTTTCAAAATATTTTAAATATGCGCTTGCTAAATTATTATCTTCGCCATCTAATTTTACAATCATT